AGTTTCAAATTGAGCAGGCATTCCTTCAAATGGAATTCCTCTTTGTTGTAAATAAGTATGCCATCCTAATACACCTAGTCCTAATGCTCTACCTTTTTCTGCAGAACGAACTGAGTTTTCGAATCCTCTTAAACCTTTAGCCTTTTGGATAAATTCTGAAAGAACTCCATCCAAGAACCAAATTGCAGTATAAATCAAATCAGTATCTTTCCACTCATCGTATTTAGCCAAGTTTAATGAGGATAAACAACAAACGAATGAGTGCGATTCATCGGTATGTAAAGTAATTTCAGAACAAATATTAGTCATGAATACTTTCAAACCATTAATTTTATACATATCAGGGTTTGCTTTATTAACATTACCCTTAAACATAATATATGGTTCGCCGGTGGCCTTTCTCTTTTGAAGTAGTTTACCCCACTTTCTCCTAGCAGTTTCATCACCATCTTGGAGTTTTCTCATAAACTTATCACCTATCAATGCACATTGGTGTAGGTTAAGTGATTGTCTATTTACATCCCCCTTCGGTTCTCTGATTTCCAACCATTGTTCGAAATCTTTATGTTCGATGTTTAGGTTTACGGATGCTGCTCCTCTACGAACCGAACCTTGGTTAGTTGCAAGAATAGTTGAATCGTAAATCTTACAAAAAGGAACTACTCCATCGGAAGTCCCATTTCCTGTAATTACTGAACCTGCAGGTCTGATTTGGTTGATACCAATACCAACACCACCTCCATGTTTTGCCAATAACATCAACTCCAAGTTTTTGTTTCCAATATCAAAAATAGAATCGGCAACATCAATACCAAAACAAGATATAGGTAATCCTCTATCAGTTCCTGTATTTGAAAGGACTGGAGTAGCAAGGTTCAACCAACCTTTCCAAATGTAATCAAAGAATTTGGTTGCAATTTGTGGTTTATTTAATCTTTGTGCCACTTTGGATGCAACTCTCCAATAAGCATCTTTCGGTTTTTCACCAGGAAGTAAATACCCTTTTGAGATTGTTTTTACATAAATCTCGGTATTTCCCCATGATGGGAAATCAACATCGAGTTCCCAGCCGAGTTCTTCGCCGTAATTCTTAACTGCCATTTTATTTAATTTTATTATTTAGAATAAATCTGACCAATCTTCACCTTCGTTAGCCTTACTATAATCAGTAGGTCTCATTGCGAAGAAATCAGTATGTGTAACTCCACCCGTAAGGTGATAAAACCAATCCAATTCGGATGCTTTCTCTGCATTAAACTCAAAGTAATCTTCACTACCTTTAGTTGGAGTGTATCCCAACTCTGTTAATTTTTCATTAACTCGTTTGGTGATAAATTCTTTTAGGTCATCTTTTTTAAGATTTTCCAAATCACCCATTTCAAAAATTTTATCAATAAATTTGTGTTCCAAATCTCTAATGATTCTTGCAGCCTCATAAATTGAAGGTTTTGCTTCCTCTAATAGTTCTGGAAACTCCTCACACATATGACGAAATAATTGACATCCCATCTTTGAGTGAAGTGATTCATCTCTTACACTCCACTTCATTTGCTGGCCAATTCCTTTCAATAGATTTCTCATTTGGAAAGAATATAACACAGCAAATGAGGAGTATAACGCTACACCCTCTGCAAATGCAGAAAATATAGCAAGTGAACGAGCAACTTCAACTCTAGCTGTATGATTAGTCTCCAAATCCTTTGGTGTCCAATCTGCAGTAGTGTTAGTTAGAAGTTCAAATCGTTCTTTCATGACTTCATCGTGCATAAACCCAGCGAAGTCATCTAGTCCAAGTGTTTCATTTAGATATGAATAAGCAACTGAATGGATTGTTTCTTGTGAACCAAAAGCCATTGCCATTTGTTTGATTTCATGTTTTGGAAACCATTTGGTAACCATCCCTGTCCAATAATCACTTACTGCACATTCTGTCTGAGCAAATCCTAAAAGAATATTTCCAACCAAATGTTTTTCTTCTTTGGTTAGGTTTTCATTCCAATCCTTGACATCCCCCTGCATAGGAATTTCAGTATGTAACCAAAATGCTTGCATTTGTTTTAACCAACCTTCGGTATAGTAATCTGGATATTCAAATGGTTTGAATGCTATTCTTTCTTGAAATAATTTACTCATGGTATATTGGATGATTTTATTTTGTTTCTTCTACCGATACTTTTCTGTATTCGGTTACTAGTTTTTTCAATTCGCCAATAGCTTTTCTAGCTCTTGATTTGGCTGCCTTAGTAGTTCCAGTGTGTTCAGTTTCAAATTGAGTAAATAATTCTTTCATTTGCTCAAACAATTCTTGTGAATTTGCCATAAATAATTTTTTTTAAGTTAAACATTGTTTTTATTACTACCACCTCGTTAGGTGGGTGAGTATAACTATTGTATATATTAGAAAATCAATCAGTATTTTTAAAGTTTTTACTAACTAATTTTTGAAATCAAAAAACTCGTTTATTTTTGAATTCTGTTCATATTTTTGAAAATTATGATTAAACACATTCATATTAAAGTCTGGTTTTTTGATTTTCTCATACCCACCAAGTTTTACTCTTTTTTCAAAAAGTAAATCTATTTCTTTTGGATTTTTCAACCCATTGTATTCATCGTATTTTTTCAAAATGTTTTTGGATGATTTTGATAGAGGATAAATATATCTAAACATCAATCCACGAATTCTATCAATCCCTTTGTGTTCGCAAAAATCGTGTGTTAGCCAAAATACTTTTTCTACACCCTTCCATTCTGCGTTTTCTTTACATAATTGTTTAGCACTTCGAGGATGTATTTTTTCACCACTCACCCTATCCATATAAACATCGGTTTTAAAATAACCAATATATCGGAAGTTTGATGCCTGATACACAAATCCACATTTTCCCATAATACCATCGGCGAGAGTGTATATGAATTTAACATCAGTATTCTTTCTAGCCCAATCCAATAGGATTTTAATAGCCTGAGAACCAAAGTTACTTCCATTTTTATCAGGTCTAAAACACATTTTACCTATTTCAAAATAATCGGTAGTAACCATATTATCTTTGTAAAATATCTTTTGAATAGTTTGTAGGGGCTGTGTTCCCCATCCTAATGTAATAACCCCAACCAATTCATTATTATCATAATACCCCAAATACCACTTAGTCAATCTTGGTAAGATTTTACTATAATGATATTGTTGTATAAATGGTATTGCAGTATTTTTATGTATTGGTTTTATTTCCATTTAACCCTTATCCGAAAAACTGATTTACTTTTTCTTCCACTTCCCTTCTCACTTCCACCTTTTTTCCAGTTGGTGTTTTTACTATAATTGGTTTGTTAATTTCATATTGAATTCTTGCAGATGCTATTTCCATGTATTCTTCTTCTCGTTCAATACCAATAAAATCCATTCCTTCTCTTACCGCTGCTTTACCAGTACTTCCACTTCCCATAAATGGGTCAAGGACTATTCCACCTTTTGGTGTGACTAAACGAATTAGATATGCCATCAAATCAGTTGGTTTTACGGTTGGGTGTATATTACCTTCACTTCTATCACTCTTTGATGTTTTTGGACAATAGAAGAAACGAGATGCTGATGAAGTAGTTTCTTCCCCATAACCTCCTTGCCCTGCATCTGGAAGCATCTTACCGGCTTCCTCATCAAAGATTATGTTTGCTGGAAATCTACCTTGTGGGTTTAAATTTTCAATAGGTCTACCATTAAATGAGTTACCATAAACATTTTTTGTATTATCATAAGAACCATGTTGAATATTTGTTGGTTTTCTATGATTAGGGTCATTTTCAGTTACAGTTTCAATTCTACAACCATCTATGTTTATTCCACCTGTCCCCCACTCTAATACATTTTCTGCTACCGTTTTTTCACTTATAGGTTTTCTCCCCATTACAATAGGTTCGTGAGCAGGTTTAAGAGCAGTGCCCCAACCTTGATATTCATCTATTTTATGCCCTATGTTCATAGATTTAGGAAACCCACTACCATACACCCACATCATTTGGTCTCTAATCTCAAATCCAGCGTTCTCCACACCACTTGCCAATCGGTGATACATTCTACTTCCACCAAATGCTAACATATACCCACCTGGTTTTAGAACTCTGTAACATTCCATAGACCATTCAGTTACCCATTTCTCAAACTCAATGTTATCAGCAAGGGTAGTCATTTTCATACCTGCTCCCAAACCTTTAACAACTTGTGATTTGGTTTCTTTGGTTGCTTTTACCTTATCCCAATCTTTACCCATAAATGATAATCCATAGGGAGGATCGGTAACAATACTATCCACCGAATTATCATCTAATTCTTTTAATTTTTCTAAACAATCTCCTAGTAACAATTTCATACAAAAAACTTATATTTATCTAATCTATTTTTAATCAACTCAAAATACTCAACATCCTTTTCAATAAGGATACATTCTCTATTCGTATTTATACAAACTTCACCAAGTGTTCCACTACCTGCAAAATTATCAAATATCACATCTCCCTCATTAGATAACATCAAAACTAATCTTTCAATCAGTTTGTAGGGTTTTTGTGTTGGGTGATTTAGTTTTTCTTTACTATTATGTGGTAAAGCTGATATATCATCCCAAACATCACTTAAAGTTATACCTTCTTTTAATATACCCTCTGTGTATTCTTTTCGAGTTGTATTTGGTTTTATCTTTATAGTATTAAATGTACCCTTGTCACCATTTGTATAATAACATATAGGTTCATATCCACTTGATAATGCATTTCCTCTTGATGAATTGAATGCCCGTTTTCTACTCCAAATTATAATTCGTTTTTCGGTAAAATACTTATCCAAAATAGTACAAATATGTCTGTTGTATTGTCTACCTGTAAAGATTACAACATTCCCACCATCTTTAACAATTCGTTTGTATTCAATGATAATCGTTTCAGCCCAATTCAAGTACTCATCTAAATTATTCCATTGGTTATCCCAATCTTCTTTAACAACACCATAGAAGGGCCAATCAGTTATGATGTGGTCAATACTATTATTATCTAATTCTTTAAGTTTATCTAAACAATCTCCTAATAGTAATTTCATAACTTATCCCATATTCTCAACATACTTTTTGTGAAGTAGTTGTTTTGTTTCTAATTGTCCACTTGCTGCCTCTTTGGTTGCAAGAATCCCATCGGGAGTATTTCCCTCATATACTTCAATAAAACCTGTATTAGTATCCATCTTACAAGGGAAAGTAATCCCATCTTGTCCGAATCGGTTTTTCATCACGTGGGCACGAGCAGTATTATTCAATTTATCTTTTGCCTTTCTACTCCAACTCATAATAAAATCTGCATTCATTACCTTAGCGTAAGAATCTGCGATTTTATCTGCTTCAATAACCTCACTATCAATTGCCGAACGATTGGTCTGTGATGCAGTCCAAATAGGTATTCCTAGTTCTCCACCCATACCACGGAGGTCAATATACACACCACCTTGTTCGGCGTAAGTAGAATCGGTTTTGTTTGAATGTGATAATAACAAATCTGCGTAATCCACAATAATCAAATCGGGTCTATTACCACCTGCTATCATCTTTTCAATATGTGCTTGTAGTTTTTTAACACTAACACCTTTTGGTGGATAATACTTGATAAGTAATTTACCACGAAGACTTTTAATCTTTTGATAAACCTCCTCTGTCTTTTCTTTTAACTGGGCAGATGGGATATGGGTAAATACCGTATCGTATCGTGCA